AATGAAGGCATTCGTTTTGCGCGTTTGGCCAACGCCCGCATGTCGGACAGACTGCGAAAATCACCGAGCGCCGGGTTTGCCAGCTTCCACACCTTCTCGTCGAAGATGTCGATCTCCTGCTTGTCCTCGTCCTCGAGCGGGACCTCGTACAGATGGCAGATCTGCGTCGGATCGGTGTCGAGTTGCGCGTAGTCGATCAGCTCCGACAGGATGTGAAGCGGATCGTTCGATTGCGTCGAGATGACGATAAATAGGGGCTCGAGCCTGGCGCCCATCGAGGTGTCGATCGCGTCGAACAACTCGCGGTTCTTCGCCTTCGACAATTCATCATAGACAGCGAAGCTCGGATTGTATCCGTGCTTGGTTCCAGCTTCCGCGCTCACCGCCCGGTAAACCGAATTCGTCACCTTCGACACCAGGCGCTTGACCGAAGGCACCGGGATCACCATTTCGGCGAGCTCGCGATCGGCGAACAGCATTTGCTGCGCGAGATTGAAAACGATCGAGGCCTGCTCGCGATCATTGGCGACGGAATACAGTTCGCCGTTCATGATCGCTTCCGGGCCGATCAGATGCACCAGCACCAGCGCCGCGATCAATGCCGTCTTACCGTTTTTGCGGGCCATCGAAAGGATGGCTCGCCGCACGATGCGCCGCCACTCGTTTTCCTCGAACAGATGCGGCTCATAGATCGCGTAGATGAATTTCTTTTGGAACGGACGCAGGCGAAACGGCTTGCCGGCTCCCTGGCCGGAGGGGACGATCAAACGCTGAATGAATTTGCAGACCGCTTGCGCGCGGCCGGAAATGTTCTTACGCGCGGCGCGCACCGATAAGACCCTGCCACTTGCTTTGCTTGGCGGGACTGCCGCCCAACACCCGCGCGCGCGATGACGGCGTGAGCCCAAGCTCCGCGGCGAGCACGCGGATTTTATCGCTGGCGCAATTCATCGTTCCGATCAACGGCGTCTGAACCCAGTTGCCATTTTTGGTGCGCAGCATGAGGTGCCTGCCGATCTTGGATTCGATGTCGGGCAGCGCCGCCAGCCGCCGCAGTTCATCGCGCGCCGCACGGAAGGTTGCCACCGCCTCGCAAAATGGCTCGAACACCTCCAAGTCCAGCGAAGTCAAAATGCGCAGCGTGAACAGCTCCTGGCCGATGCGCTGCCAAACTTCCTTTGCAACAGGCGACAGATTTTCGGGCGCGGGCGGCAATGCGCTCAACGGCTCCACAGGATCATCCGGCAAATCCCGCTTGCCGGGATTCCCCTCGATCACTTTCAAAATCGTCGGTTTTGGTTTCCGGCCTCGCATTTCAAACCACTCCAAAAAGTCCACAGGAGGCCCACCAGGCCCGTTTCGGCCCCGGCCCCTCCTACCCTACCGGCCCCGAAAAACCCCGCCCCACAAACGCTCCCAAAAGTCGCCTCGCGCTAGAAATGTCCTGCCCCCACACCACCCGCTAGAAATGTGATTACAAGCCCTGTGCAGAAAGCGCATAATTCTTCTCACAACAAAAAGCCTACTTCGATTTTTTTCCTAGTGCTCGCGACACCTTCACAACAACGCGGTTCCGGCCTCCGCAAAGGACGCGGGAATATCGGGCGATGCGAGTCGACAGCCTTCCACAAGTGAGATCGACAAAAACGCCTCTCAGTCCCCGAAGCCCCGCGCAATCCAACGGCGAGCAGCCCGCGATGGACGGGCGCGATCATTGAAGTCGGGTGCGAGCACTGAAAGCCCTTGGCCTCTTTGGGGTTCGCGATCATGCACATTCAACCCTTTCAACTTGCGCCGGTCGCACTCGCGGGCGGCGCAACCTGAGTGGGTTTGAAACAACGGAGGGAAAAATGTTCAACGCAGAAAAATCAAATCGCTACGTTTGGAAGTTGAAGGACATCAAGTCACATTGCCCCGAAGATGAACGCGAGGAGGCGGCGACGGATTGCTTGCGCGATCTACTCCGTGAACTCGGATATTCGGACGTGCTCGAAGAATTCGATCATGCGGTCGGGCGCACGAGCTTTTCGGCGGCTCGCCTGCACTCTTTTTTTCGAGGAGGAAGATGAAGTGTTTCGCCCCCGGCCCCGACAGGGACCGGGCTCGAAGCGCCTCAACGCTTCAAAAAACTTGGAGGGATTGAAAATGCAAAAATCATATGCCGATACCTATGAGCGCGTGACGACCATCATCATCGAGGGACTCGAGAGGGCGAAAGCCAAACGCGATTCGGGACAGGCTTGGAAATGCCCCTGGCAAAACACTGCGGGCAACGGAACGCCGATCAGTCTACACGGTCGGCCTTATCGCGGAATGAATTTCGTTCTGCTTTCCATGCTCGCTCCGGTCTACCCCTCGCAATTGTTCGGAACTTATCGAGGATGGCAGGAGAAAGGCGCGCAGGTCCGCAAGGGCGAGCGCGGCAATCTCGTGATCCTCTGGAAGCAGCTCGAAAAGAAAGACCCTGACACCGGCGAAACGGAATCTTATTGGTACGTTCGCGGGTTCACGGTTTTTGCTGCCGAGCAGGTTGACGGCTTCGACCTCGAAAAGCATTTCGCCGATCAAGTGGCGAAGATGCCGAACGTGGCCGAGCGCCTCGAGACCGCCGAACAGGTGATGGCCGCTTATTGCCAAGCCGAAACTTTGCAAGTCCGGCACGGCGGCAATCAGGCGTTCTATTCGATCGACAAAGACTTCGTGCAAATGCCGCTGCGCGAGCAGTTTCATTCGACCGAAGGGTACTATGCCACGCTCGCGCACGAGCTGGCTCATTCAACCGGCCACGAGAAAAGGCTCAAGCGCGAATTCGGAAAACGGTTCGGCTCCGACGCCTACGCTTTCGAGGAGCTGGTTGCCGAACTTTCCGCATCCATGACTTGCGCGGTCCTGCAAATCGAGCAGACCCCGCGCGAGGATCACGCCGACTATATCGAGAGTTGGCTCCGCGTCATGAAGGAAGATAAGAAGGCGGTCTTCACCGCTGCCAGCAAGGCGCAACACGCTTCCGACATGATCCTCAAAACGTTCGCGGTCGAAGAAACCGACCTCGAAGAAGCCGCTTAACCAGATCGAAACTGCCGAGCTTGCCCGTTGTCCAACAGGGGAACAACGACACGGGCGAGGGCCGGGAGTAAGGGCGCGCACATACTCGTGCCCTGCAGCGACCTCCAACCGCGCTCCCGGTCGCAGTCGCAGCGTGAACGCGCTGCCTGATGAAGATCAGAAAACTCACGAAGGGAATGAAGCCATGACAACGAAGAAAATCACGCACGCCATGCGCAGCAAGTGGGCAAAAAAGGCGTGGGTTACAATCCGCCAGAACAAAAAGGCCGACGCAGCGAAGGCAAGCAAAAAGGCTGCGAAGGTTCCGACGAAAAAGGCGGCTTAGCCAAAAGAACGGGAGCGGGCGGGCGGGCGGCTCGCTCCCTTTTTTTATTCAGGTCGAAACGATCGTGCGAATCATGCACAGATCGTCATAGGGTAGTGCCCTATCTGAAGATGACCCAAAACTTGGAGGGAAAAATGAGCGAGATCATTCTCACGATCACCAAATCGGACGGCGAAGTGATTGAAGTGCTGAGAGTTGAACCGCATTTCGTCAAGCACGAAAATCTCTCGGCAATCGAATTGAGCAACGAGGTGGTCCAGCAGCTCGGGTTCAGGTTCAAGACAATATTGCTGGACCCGATCACCAAGCAGCCACTCGACGGCGAAGATACCGAAGCCCTCGACACGATCGAACTGCGCGCATCATGATTATACGCATCACGCTGCGCGGCAAGCACGGCGGCGAGCTGGCGTTCAAGCGGCTCACCGTCGATCCGACCGACATCGACCAAAAAAACGGGCTCATTCGCGAGGCCCTTGTCAGGATGGTGCGCGAATGCATCATCGAGGAGGGTGACGTGATTCAAATTTCCGAACTGTAGCCTTTTCGGCCCCGGCCTCGCCTTGCGCGGGACCGGGCACGAAGCGGCTCCGCTTCGCAAAACTTGGAGGGGAACAATGGAGAATGTCGTGTATCTCGGCTTCGCGCACATCAACGCGATGCTGACCATCCTGCGCGCAATGGAAAAACTATCGCGCACACCGTTGGCCGAACAGACCGACGAGCAACTGACCGACCTCGGAAAGATGCTTCTCTCGCACAACATCAAAAGCCTGCGCGCGACGTTCCCGCGCTCCTGGCTTTCGATGGTCAACGAGGACCTGAATCATTTCGAGTTCAAATTTCATACGGTCGCGCTGGAAAAACTCACTTGCGAGGATTTCCGCAACTTGTGGCACTGCTATGGGTGGCATAGCTGCCACCATCCACACTTTCGCTACTCCTACGCTCACCAGCTCACCCGGCTTTGCATCAAATTGCTCGAGAACGGCAAAGAGTCCGACGCCTGGCACTTCGACCCGGCGCAGGACTGGCTGCGCACTCGCGCTTGACGTTTCGCCCCCGGCCCCGACAAGGGACCGGGCTCGAAGCGCCTCAACGCTTCAAAAAACCTTGGAGGGAAGAAGCATGAATACGGGCCGTTTCGCCGGGTGGTTCCGATGAAAAAAATCTGGAACGTCTACTATGGTCGACTCCTCGCAGGAAATATGCGGTGGGATTTCGTCGGCCAGCTCGAAGCACTCACCGCACGCGATGCAACGCGCATGGCGGCGGAAAAAACCAAGGACATCGTGAACAGTTCGCCCAATAATTTTTGGGCGCGCGATCCTCGCACCGATGATTGGGCTCCACCTTGCGGGTGGGCTCGGTTCGGCTTGCGAAAGTGATTTTCTACCTCCGGCCTTCAACGGGCCGGAGCCATGAAAACCACGCGAAGAAGGAAGGCCAATGGCAGATCAAACAAAAATCGAATGGACGACCTCCACTTTCAATCCGTGGATCGGCTGCACGAACGTTAGCCCCGGCTGCGATCACTGCTATGCCGAGACACAGAACGAGTTTCGCAAGTGGACCCAATGGGGCCCACATGGCGAGCGTCGGCGCACATCCTCTGCCAATTGGCAAAAACCCCTCCAATGGCAGCGCGGCGCCGATGCCTTTTACAAGCAGTGGGGACACCGGCAGCGCGTTTTTTGCGCGTCCCTCGCCGATGTCTTCGACAATCAGGCTCCGCAAGGCTGGCGCGATGATCTTTGGAAGTTGATCAGAGACACGCCCGACCTTGATTGGCAGCTCTTGACGAAACGACCTCAGAATATTCGCAAGATGCTGCCGAGCGACTGGGGCAAGGGGTATCGCAATGTCTGGCTCGGCATTTCCGCCGAAGATCAAGAGCATTGGAACCAGCGATGGCCGGTGCTCGCAGACATTCCCGCGAAAATCCGCTTCCTGAGCTACGAGCCGGCGCTCGGTCCTCTTGACCTGGCGCACCCGGCCCGCGAGTTCTTTCACGCGGGGATGCGAGTCGATTGGGTAATTTCAGGCGGCGAAAGCGGCAATGGCGCGCGCCTCATGCAACCTGCGTGGGCGCGGGCCATGCGAGATCAATGCCGCGATCTCGGAATTCCGTTCTTTCACAAGCAGTGGGGAACCTATCAATCCAACCCGCTCGTGATCGAAGGCGGCAAACGAGTTTGGGAAGCCGCTCGCCTTGACCCGCTCGCGAAAGGCGGCTGTCTGCTCGACGGCCAACGTCACCGGGAATTTCCAAATTAAGCAAGATCGAAACATCGCGGGAGCAATCCCGCGGTGTCGCGCAGTCATGCTGCGCCTGACGAGATCAGTCAGAAAACCTTGGAGGGAATTTGCATGACAGACTTAAAAAACACGCTTGTGCCTTTCAACCAGCTCGAGCAGGACGAGGAAAATCGGCGGGAACACTACTTGCTGGATGGCCTCGATGAACTCGCGCAAAGCATCGTTGAGCTCGGAATCATCGTTCCCCTCATCGTGCGGGTCGGTCGCAAAAACAAGTTCGCGGTGGTGGACGGCAGACGCCGTTTGCTTGCCATTGAAAAACTTGTGAACGATGGCCGGTTGAAAGCCGACACTCCGGTGCCCGTGATCGTTCGCGAGGATCTAAACCTCAAGGACGCCGACGCGGCGACGGTCAGTGTCGCGGCCAATGTCGTGCGGGAGGCAATGAATCCCGCTGACGAGGTTCGCGCCTTTAGACATCTGCGAGATCGGAAGAAAACTCCGGAACAGATCGCAGCTGCTTTCGGTATCGGGCTCAAGCGGGTCAAGCAACGGCTCGCATTGGCCGATCTGTCACCCAAGGTGCTCGACACGCTGGCGAAAGGTGAGATCGATCTCGATCTCGCCGCCGCCTTCGCAGCGAGCAACGATCACAACGCGCAAAATTCTGCCCTCAAGCAGATCGGGCAGTACAGCTTCAACCGCGATCCTGCGACCGTGCGCGCCATTCTGCGCAAGGAAGCGATCAAAGGGACGAGCGATCTTGCCCGCTTCGTCGGTCGAAAAGCCTACGAGGCGGCGGGCGGAAAGGTCCGAACCGACCTTTTCGACAACGTTGTGATCTTTGAAAATGCCGAGCTGTTGCTCAAACTCGCGCGCGACATCGCAAACGAGACTAAAGCGAAGCTCAAAAAAGAAGGATGGGCGTGGGTCGAGTTCGCTTCCGATCTACCGAAGGGAGCCGACCGCCACTATCACCGCATTTTTCCGGCAACTGACAACAAATACACGCCGGAGCAGAAGAAGCGATTGGCCGAACTCCGAAAACTCGACAACTCGAACGATGGTTTGAGCGACGACGAGAGCGACGAGTTCGAGGCGATCGAAGAAGATGCGCGAATTCGGTCTTACTCGAAAGCCGATAAGGCCAAGTCGGGCGTCATCATTGACCTGGACAACTTCGGCATCACCTATGGCGTGCAAAAGCCAAAGGAGCAGAAGGCAGAGGCGAAAAAGGCGGGAAAGGCGATGGCTGGAAACAGCAAAAACGCAATCCCGAACACTCTGCTTGATGATCTTGCGGCAATTCTGTGCGGCGGCACGCAAATGACCGTCGCGCAGGACCCCGATCTGGCGGAAGCGGTGCTCATCGCGCAGCTTTCTCCTGCCGTCCGACAGACTATGTGGACGACAATGCGGGGGCCGCTGGCAATTTCCGGAGCGATCTTTTCAAACGACGACAAGGATAACCTCGGCCACCAGGCTTTCAAAAAAGCACTGAACGAGGTGATCAAGGACGCGCCGAAAACTTTCTCGGAGTGCGTCGCGTGGGCGCTGAAACGCAAACCGGCACAACGCCGGGTGATCATCTCCCACCTTCTCGCCGCCTATATCAAGCCATCGCGCGGTCTGACGCACGGACAAAATATGTCCTACGAAACGACCGACGCGACGACACTGGCGAAGATCGCAAAACCGGACATGCTCAAATGGTGGAGTCCTTCGACCGATTTGCTGAGCCGCTACAACAAGGGCCAGCTCATCGGGTTCATGAAGGAGGTCGAGCCGAAGAAACCGGCGAGCACTTGGACCGGGCTCAAGCGAACGGCACTCGCGAAAGCGGTGGCGGACGCTGCGCCGAAAGCCAAGTGGTTGCCGAAGGAATTCCGGGTGTGAAGTCGAAACGGTCGGCGGCGGCAACGCCGCCGATCTTCTGCGCATCCTTGAGCAAGGCGCACTGACGAGACAGCTCAAACTTGGAGGGTTGTTATGGACAAAATCTACAAAGGTCGGATCGATCCGCGCGACGCTGAAATTTGCATTGTCGACCATCGCTCCGGAATGTATCGCTTGCCCGTTCGCCTCGATCTTGCAAATCACAGTCCGGACGGATTCGCCTGGGGCTATCACGGTTCAGGACCGGCGCAACTCGCGCTCGCGCTCCTGGCCGATGCCCTGGAGGATGATGCTCGAGCCTTGCGGCTTTACCACCATTTCAAGAACCGAGTGATTGCCCGACTGCCAAAGGAGCAGGAATGGACAATGACGCGAGCGCAAATATGGGACCATGTTCGTGCGATCGAGGAGGCGCTGAGCCCAATGAACGATCACGATGCCATGTTGGCAATTCAGGAATGCCTCGATGGCGTTGAATGGTCATCAGAGACACTTGACGAAATTGCCGGGATCGTCGTTCGCGCCGGTTATCGCGTTCGCGACTGCAACGAAAACGACCAGGTGAAAGCGCCCGGCGGTTTCCGGGAAATCGTCGACAAAATGGTGGAGCGCGAAAACGCGGTCGCAAAATTGATTGACCAAGCAAAGGAGTGACCAAATGAACAACATTGGCCACCCTCATCGGTATTACGTGAAAGCCATCTACAACAAGCGTGGCTCTGTTAAGGGCTACGGTGTCTACGATTGCATTGGTGGCTTGGAGAGCCAGCACGCGATTTACATGATACGGCGCGGGCTCAACGCATCGGTGGCGCTTGCACTTGCCAACGAGTGGCGGGACGACCTCAATGCAAAAAATCGCAATCAACAAAATCCGTCCTAATCCCGATCAGCCTCGAAAAAAATTCGATGCTGAAGAACTCCAACGGCTTGCGGCCTCGATCAAGGCCGCTGGCCTCCTGCAACCGATCACCGTGCGCCCCATCGGCAAAGGTCTTTTTGAGATCGTTGCCGGTGAGCGCCGGTGGCGGGCTTGCAAACTCCTGAACGCTCGCACGATCGACTGCGAAATTCGCACCATGTCCGATTTGACCCGCGACATCGGTGCAATCGTGGAAAATCTACAGCGCCAGGACATCACGCCGCTCGAAGAAGCGGACGCTTTCAACCATCTGCAAGCCGCTGGCCTCACTCCGCAACAGATCGCGGAGAAAACCGGCGCCAGTATCTTGCGCGTGCAGTGGCGGCTCAAACTTCTCAACCTCGAGCCGAACATTCGACGGCTGTTTGAAAACGAGCAACTTGATCGGCAACAGGCGATGGAGATCGCCCGACTTGACCAGCATCGGGACCAGGTGAAGGTCCTGCAGCTCATCAATCGCGGGCAGCTCGTCGGCTGGAAGGCCGTTCGCAACGCTGTTGACATGATCCTCGACGAAAAATCTCAATCCGACATCTTTGGCGATTCGCCAGTGACACCGGAGGAGGTGAAAATCGTCAGGAGCATGGAGCAGCGAATTGATGAAGCCTGCCGCCTCGTCGCGGCAGGATGGAAAAAGGGTGAATGCGTGATCGCGAACCGAGTCAATCCTGACCGAGCGCGTCTAATTGCCGACAAACTCAACGCACTTCAAACCTGTGCGCGAGTTATGGAACGGGAATTGCGAAACATCTCGGCTCAGGCGATAATATCGGCTTAGGTCGCCTTGGAGGTTAGGAACCCTCCAAGTCCTCTAAGGAGGCCCGAGGTCGGAGCCCTTCGCTTTAGCGAGGGGCTCCTTCCATGATGAGGGCAACGTATTTCATTGACGCACCCGCCTTTCGCTCTGCTTCCCACCTCTTGACGATCCTGCAATTCATCCTCGACGCCAGCCCCGCGCACGCGGCATCGAGGAGCTCGTTGGCCTTGCGCGACACGCCACGCGGAATTCCATCCAGACCGGCGATCACCCGCAGCGCGACCGGCACGCCGCCTTGTTTCAAGTGCAGGCCCGACCCCTCGGTGAGCACCATCGCGATCCGCTCGCCTGGCGCGACCGGCCGACGCCGCGCGACGATGAGCACTTGCTCCCACGGCGCTCCATAGGAATCCAGATCGAACACATTGAACCCCACGAGACTGACTGAACGCAGGACCCGGCGATTGTCGGCCACATAGGCGGTGCGCTTGTCGCGGTAGAAGATGCGATCGCACCCAACATAGGCCGCAGCCTTGTGCCAAACACGGTCGAACATCTCCCCGGCACCCGCGAAAGCATCGAACACCCGCGCGTTTTTTGCGCCGATCTCCTCGAGAACGAGGCGGCGCAGCTCGACCTTATCGGCCAGCGATGCCGCGTGATTGTTGGTCTGTCGATAGGTTCCGAGCTTCTGCTTGGCGCGAAGCTTGGCAAATCCGCTCGTCACTCCCAACAAGCCTCCACTCTAAGGCGCGCATCGGCAGGCCACTCGGCCTTGCCGATCGCGATCTTCGCGCCGGTGAGCTCATCGACAATTCCCTTCGCAACAGCAAAGCGCAGCAACACCGCCTCGCGCTTCATGTTGGCATAGGCGCGCGTATATTCCTCGATCTGCGACGCCTCGATGAACTCGCACGCCTTGGCCTGGATCGCTTTGCCCGGCGCACAGGACACGAGAACCAACGCGGCAAAGGCCGCGGCAATCAATGCTCGCATTTGTCGTTTGCTCCTCATTCATCTTTAGCAATCTGTTCAGATTGGGACATTGCACCAACGTCACAATTCAATTGGGCTACCACTTTGTCGAGATCGTAATATCCATCGATGCAAACGTGCTCATAGGTCGGCGGATCCAAACGCTGCGAGATCGGATTGATGTAACTATCTGAAGCGTGCTCGCTGAGGGCCGCAATCAACTGCTCGACGGTGATCGGCATATTTCGTCTCGCAGCCTTTCAAGCGCATGTTCTGGAACGTGATAGCCAATACTCCGAAGATACAGCAGCCTGTCGATCATCTCTTGTCGGCCAGCATCTTTGAACGTCTCGCCGTCATGGGCGAGCCCAATTGGCCTACGCTCCGCTTTATCCAAAAACTCCATCTGGGTCTTATGAGCTGCAGCAAATTCTTCAGGCGGCACATCTAGGATGCACGGAACGTGTGGCACCTCGCCAACCACTTTGTTCCCGGCGACATGCGTTGTCCAAGTGCCGTCAACGTGCGCATAGCAGTAAACGTCACTCCTAAAATCGTCGCAACTCCATCTGCAGTAACTCATCATCATAGTTCCAACTGATTGAGCGTCCCCATTTCATAGCGACACTTGCCGGGGACGAGATCATCGAGAAATTTTTTCAGGCGGTCGAGCACTTCGGCCTGGTCCTCGAGCTTTCCCTCGATCGTGATCCAGAACTTATCGGACACTTGCGAGGTTTCAATCTCGCGAACGTTGGGCTTCGCGTCGGCGGTGATCGCCGCGATCTCGTCGCCGCTGAAGCCGAACAGCTCCGTGCCGGCCAGGCCCTCGATCTCCTGGCGCAACAGCTCCGCATCCCATCCCGCGTTCGCCGTGACCTTGTTGTCATCGAGCTGGTAGGCACGCTTCTGCGCATCGGTCCAGCCGATCGCGCGCATCACCGGCAGCGAGGCGATGCCGCGCTTCTTCGCCGCCAGCACTCGCCCATGACCGGCGAGGATCATCCCTTTTTCGTCGATCAAGACGGCATTGGTGAACCCATAGGTGTCGATCATGCGGGCAATCTGCTCGATTTGCTCGTCGGAATGCGTGCGGGCGTTGCGCGCGTAGGGCACGAGCTGCTCGACAGCGAGCATCTCGATCTTGGTCGCGGGCCAGGCCGGAGGCGTGCTTGCGGTTTTTTTTGTCATGCGTAAGAGATTTTCGCGCACTCGCAGGGTTGTTTATCGCACTCAAAGCAGCGCCATTGGCGGCACCAGCCACGGGTTCGATGCATCAATGGGAACTGCGTCGAGAGCCTCGAGGTAATTTCACGGCGGAAATTTCCGTCGCGTTGCATCTTGGGCTTGCCTTCCTCGACCAGCACGACCACGCTCGGCGGCGCCAGGCGGCAGAACACCTGCGCGGGTCGAGTGTCGCCTTCCGCCGGAGCCGCGTTAACATCATCGGCATGGGCGCTGCAGGTCCCGCAACATTCGCTCGCACGATGCGGCGGCTTGAACTCCACAAGATAGCCATGCCGCTCGTAGAAGTTTTTTTCCTCAGCCATTCAGATCACCCACGCGGCAACAAGCAACAGGATCACAGCGATTGCGATGACCGCGAGCACTTCAACGAACAAGGTGATCCGCATCAGCTCCTCGCTAGCACTCAACGCAATGTCAATTTCGTTTTTCGGCGCTTGTCCTGCCCACATCGTTCCAGCTCATAGCGATAAAACTTTCCCGTTTCAAAGTCGCCCGCCTGTGCAATGCGGCCGTCGCGATGGAAAAGCAGATAGCCATCGACCAGCACGCCGCCGATTTGGATCGCGACGAGCTGTGCGACCGCTTTTTTCTGAGTGTCTTTCATTTTTTGGCCTTCGGCTTCAGCGGTCCCGGCCGCATTGCGATCAGTCTTTTCTCCATTATGGGGAGTCTCGCTTCGAGCCAGTTAACGAGATCGAAGCCAAGCGGATCGCAAAGCATCTCCTGAGTGAGACGCGGCATAGCTTGCGCGAGCCCGCCGGGCAACGTTTTTTCAAAGTTGAGCTGCACTGCATGGAAGCGGCCGATGTCAACCCAAACCAACCTCCAGCCGCACACTTCGCCGCGCATATGAAGCTTCGATCGAACGAGTTCAGCAGCTCCCATTCGCGTCAAATAGCGAGCACCGCAATCAGAGCAGTTGTAGGTCCATTGCTTGGGCACACCTTGCAAGTGCGCGTTCGGTTTATGACTCCAATTACGGGACACAAAAACCTCAATGTTTTGGGCGATTTTCGGCCCTGTCCGAATTTTGCGAAAATTCGCATGCGACTGGGGCGCCGGTCCGCGGCGGCGAAGCCCTAAACATTTGATGCCCCCCCTGCCTTGCGCCACGAGCCCGATTGTCTATTGATCTTCAGCTCCACACACTTATCGACCATCGTAGTGGCTGCGATAGCATTATCGTCAACGTGGTTCACGATGGCATAGAACCAATGCGCGCCGAGGTGCACCTCGATCAGCGAACCCTCTCTGATAATGTAGTGATCGAAAACTTCTTCGATCGCCTCGATCAGTTTGAACTCAGCACAGATCGGCTCGTATCGCTTTTTCAGCTCGGGCAAATGAAAATTGATTATCTTGATCTGATCATCACTGAGTTCGATCTTCATCACTCACCACCACGCTTGCGAATGTCACCCGACCACTGCGCCACGTAGAGCGTCTGATTGCGAGCATCTTCCAGCTCGACGCCATAGTGGCCCATATGAAAATTCACCACGACGCCCTTGATCCACACGAACCCATGCGCCGTGTAATGATGCACTTCCACCAGATCGCCCACTGCAAAAACCTCTCGCGGTGGAATGATTTGATCAGCCACCGATGATCCTTTCATAGCAGCGCAGGTGATAGTAATCCGTCGCCCGAGTGGCGCCTCCGACAGCGACCGGCACGAAAGGCTGCGCTATGTGCACAGGCTCTTTGCATTGAGGGCATTTGCCAAGCGGGTTCAATTGCAGCTTCTTTGGTGATTCTGTGGGACGCGGTAGATGAAACGATTCGAATCTGCGAGGTCCGCGAAACCTCCACCCAAGCCAGAACGCAATCACGAACGATGGCAGCGCAATGAGCAATCCGAAAATGATCTCTGCTTTACTCAAGGCGCGTCACCATAGCCAACGCGTACATCAAATTTTTGACTTCATCGGCATCGAGCACCATCGTCGAAACTGGCATTGGATACGTGCCGTTGTCGAGCTTGGTGATCGTCACCCAACCGCCATCGGCGCGATCGACAATCAGACGATTGATTTCCATTCGGCTCATCATGGCCGACCAACTTCCAACAGCACTGGTGGATGAGATCGGCCGAGCACAGTGAGAAAGATCCGACCGCCTTTGTTGAGCAGCTCGAGTTCCTCGGCACTCGGACACCACTGCGATTTCATGCAAACTGAATCGTCCAAATTCACCATGTCGCGAACGTGGAGGGGGCGATAGCCTTGCGCTTCTCCGAGAGTTCGTGTGCAGCCATCAATGCGCTCGTGGTCCATCACTCACCTCACCTTGTTCACCGGATGCCGCGGATCGATCGGCCAACCATCTCGATCGACCTGACCGGAAAATCCTAGACGATCCTCGCTCTGCTTGGCGGCGTTGTGATGGGCGAGGCACAGTGCCTGCCAATTCGATCGGTCCCAAAACAATTTCTGATCGCCGCGATGGGCGACGCGATGATCGACGACCGTGGCCAGCACGGCGCGCGGCTTGCACATTTCACACAATGGGTTTTCGGTAAGGTAATTTGCACGTTGCCTGTCCCATTCTGCGGTGTAGCCGCGAGCGCGTGCGCTTTTTCGATCAGTCCATCGCTTCCCTTTCGGTTGATTTTGGGCAAAGGCGCGGCCACTCAAGCAGCCTGTGCTTGGATCGCAATGCCCGAGGTTCGGCTCGAAGCTACCTGCGGATCGGCGGCGCGGAACGGCGCAATTGTTACTCGATGGGGTCGAGATTTTCAAGAGGCTGCTCCAACTCTTGCCAGCGTCCGAACAAATGCACGAGGATTTTGGCGCTGCGATCTTCCATGTTGAGTTCGACGAATTTGGCGCGCAACTGCGACCAAGGCCCTTTGAGGATTTGCACCGCTTTGCCCTCGCTGAAGGTGCGATGCAGATTGGTTTTGCTGAGCTTGTGCAGCAGCTCCGGCTCGTTCGTCAGGCGGCGCAGCCAGGCGATCCCCTTGTCGTGCAGCGGCACCGGCTGGCCATTCATCGAGATCACGCCCAAGACGATCGACGGAAACGGAAAAATTTGTTGAAAGAGCCGCTCGATCGGATCGCAACAGGCGAACACGTAGCGCGGCAGCAACGGATATTTTCCGGTCAATTTGCGTTTGACATGCCGATGCACCTTGCGAGCTTTTTCCTCGAAGGGCACCAGCGTGTCGATATCGTCGCACTTGATCAAATCCTCCGCTAGGAATTCCCGCTGCGGTGAGGTGTAGAGCGCGAACCATCGCCGTGTCAGCCCTCACCACCTTTCCCCTCCAGTTTTCCCTGCACCCACTCACGAAATTTTTGCATCTCGATTTCGATTTGCGCCATGCGTTTTTCGAGCATTGCCATGCGGGCTCCGGCTTGCTGCTCGATTGGATCGTGTCCGTCGCCGTTCACCTGCACCCTGCGCTCCCGCAACTTTCCGAATTTCCGAAAACGCACGCTGCCGATGATGCTTTCGGTCACTCGGCTGTGCCCTTTGTTGATGAACTCCTGTGCAATCGCTGCATCGGTGAAACCGTCGCGATACTCCCACAGACCGATCCGACCATTGACGAGATCGCCCTCCTTGAGGACCTCGCGCAACCGCGCTGTGATTTCAGCTTTCAATTCCCAATCCGCATGACCACGCATTGACTAACCTCCAAGTTTTGCTTGCCTCCGCTGCCGAGCCCGAGAGTGCTCCTCGACCAGCTCGCTCGCTGGTCGCTGGTGAACCGGCAATGGCTTGGCAGAGACTTCGCCCACAACCTGGGCGATACTGCCATTGCCGTTTTTGGTTCCGATCGAGCGCGAGCCGTCGCTGCCCTCCTGTGGCAAAGCGACGGCCTCGCGCGCAGCATCCTTTTCTGAATCTTTTTTTTTGGTCTCTGTCTCCGTCTGAGTCTCTGTCTGAGTCTCTGTCTGAGTCTGAGTCTTAGTGCTGATACCCTTTCGATAGGCTATCGAAAGGCTATCGAAAGCCTTTCGCAAATTTGCGTCGTTGAAAAAATTTTTGGCTTCCATCGCCGCTGTAAGTTCCTGAAATGTTTTGTATTGAAGGTCGATGGATGACGCCTGCGTCAACTCTTTGATCGCTCCGATTGCATGCTTCGGATTCGTCGGGCAGTTGAAAGTGAACCAGTTCAGCAACCTTACTGACTTTTCCACAGGGTCATGCTCGATGAGAGAGGCTATCGAAAGGCTATCGAAAGCCTTTCGGAAGACCTCCTCGGGCCACTCCAAATCATCCCTCGCCTGACCGAACGAGAAGTTGAAACAGCCGACCGAATTGCCCTGCGGATACGCGAGCAGGTAGAAATAGGCGAGCTTGGCATGCACATCCAGCGGGCGGAATTTTTGACTGCCCCAAATGCTCGTGCTGATCTTGGAAAATTGCCTGATCATACCCTGTCGCCTTCCGTCCCCTTTGTCAGCCGTTTGTAGTCCTCGACCGCGAGATCGAACACGCGGTTGCGATGGCGGCGCTGATCGATCTCGTGCGCCGGACGCTTGCCTGCGCGAATCAAATTTCTGAGATGATCCCGGCGCTCGATCGCGGTCAGCTCCAATTCGGTGAGCAAGTCCTTACGCAGCGTCGGCACGACTTTTCACCTTTGTTGGGTGGGCCCCAGGAGACGAGAATCCCGGGGCCCTGGCTCCCTGGCCGCCGCCGTCGATCGGTGGCACTACAGGAGCGCAATCGGTTTCGTTGCCCCATGCATCCCACCCAGGCCGCGCAGGACCTCGCCGATTGAGTTCGATCTTCGGTAGGTTGGGGAAATAGGTTTCGATCAGCTCGAGGAAAATTTCGGGCTTGGCGGAATGCCCGCCGGCTGGCGCCGAGATCGCGGAATCGAATT